AGAATTATTGACCCGATTCAAAGTAGGTGTCAATCATTTCAAGTAATTCCACCATCTAAGAGTGAAGTTGCAAAACATCTTCATAATATTTTAGTACAAGAAAATGTTATAGATACAGTTGAAGATATAAAAATATTAGTAGACAGCAGTTATCCAGATATTCGTAGAGTTATTAATTCAGCTCAAAGAAACGTTGTTAATGGTAAACTTAAATTAGATACATCAAGTATTATACAGAATGATTATAAGTTAAAGTTATTAAAGATTTTAGAAACTCAAGATAAAAAAACAGCGTTTAAAGATATTAGACAGCTATTGTTAGATAATAAGATTACAGACTTTGCTGATTTATTTCGTTTGTTATATGACGAAGTAGATGGATATGGTAAAGGTCATGTTGCAGAATGTATTTTGATTATTGCAAGATATGAATTATCAGATAGTCAAGTAGTTGATAAGGAGATTAATGCTATGGCTATGATTATAGAATTATTAGGAGTAATAAAATAATGAATGGAAAATATTGGGGTGAAGTTAAAAAGACACCTAAGAAAAATGCACAAAAATCTGGTGATGAAAAACATATATCAGTACACGAAAATAAAATTTATTATTACGCTGGTGTAAATAGAGATAGTGCATCTGAACTTAATAAGAAGATAGGAGAATTAGAATCTAAAAGCTTAACATTATGTCATAATTTAGATTTAGAACAACCACCAACAATAAGAATATTCATCAATTCAGGTGGTGGTTCAGTTGTAAATGGTATTTCATCTATGGACACAATATTGAGATGTAAAGTTCCAATTCATACTTATGTGGATGGATTTTGTGCAAGTGCTGCTACATTTCTATCAGTAGTGGGAAGTAAAAGATATATGAGTAGAAATTCTTATATGTTAATTCACCAGTTATCTTCTCAATTATGGGGAAAATATTCTGAAATAGAAGATGAGAAAAAGAATTTAGATTTAATGATGGAAACGATAAAAAATGTTTATAAAGAATATACAAAAGTTCCTATGGATAAACTTGATGAAATACTAAAACACGATTTATTATGGGATGCTAAACAATGTTTAAAGTATGGATTAATAGATGAAATTATTTAGGAGTAAAAAATGAGTACAAAACCAATGAAACCATTAAAGAAACCTCAATCAGCACAAGTTCAAGTTGATTTAAGAGATGCAGAAACAATTAAATGTAGTGATTGTAATAACTATTTATTTATAACTTCATTTATTCTAAAAAGATTATCGGCTATAGTATCACCGAATGGTCAAGAAGCACTTATTCCTGTACAAGTTTATAGTTGTGGAAATTGTGGTAAAGTTGCTGACGGTATGTTAGAGGGTAGTGGTGTAGAAGAAGAAACAAAATCAGATAAGTTTCCAAGTTTGGACATATGAGTGAAAAAAGAAAATCAATATTCACAAACAAATCATCTGCGGGAAAAGGAGATTCACCGAGAAGAGGGATTAGTATAGATGAGTGGGAAAAGAAGTGGGATAAAATCTTCGGTAAAACGAAAAGGTCTGTTCGATCACATAAGACAGATAACAGCGGTTCAAAGTCCTAATTATTGGGAAGAAATATCAGACGAAGATAAGAAGTCTTGGTCTAATTATATGACTCATAGGTTTTTATCTATGAAAATGGAATGGGTTGAGTTAGTAAATGAATTACAGAAATATAACTTACAACCAAAAGAATTATACAAATTGTATACCAATGTTTTACCAAAGAGTAAACAATGGTTAAAATATATTAAAAGGAGAAATCAAATGGCACATCCAAATTGGTTAATCAACATAGTAGCAAATCACGAAGAAGTCAGTAAAAAAGAAGCTGTAGATATGATTGAAATGTACATGCTTACAGAAGGTGGTATGTTAGAATTAGGTCAACTTGCACAGAAATGGGGTATTGAACCTAAAAAGATAGAAGAAGCTGGTTTAAATGTTCTTGGTACTGTTGGTGGATATACTGCAGGTAATGTAGAATGAAAGTTATAAAAGATTCTAAGAATATGTCTAAAGTAGCCAAAGCTGAATCAGTTATAGAACAAATGGAACGAGAGTGGCCAGAGATGACCGACGAGTTCAAGAAGATTCAACGAGAACAATATGAATTGTTCTTACACAAACAACATGATTATGGTCCAGGGAATATTGCAGTGGGAACTCAATTAATAACAGAAGAAGAAGTGAAGTTATCTTTAATTGGACTTTTTTTTAGATTAAATGATAAAATCCAGAGAATAAAAACATTGTTATTAAATAACAGAGACTCTGCTGTAAAAGATGAACCAATAGACGATGCATTTTTAGATATATCTAATTATGGTATTATGGCGACAATTGTTAAACGAGATAAATGGGGAAAATGAAACGAATAAGTTATAGTCAATTTTCACAATGGGGTAGATGTCCGTATATGTGGAAATTAAATTATGTTGATAAGTTAGGTACATATACAGATAGTATTCATACAATGTTTGGTCAGGCAATGCACGAAACATTACAAACATATTTAACTGTAATGTATAACGACACTATAAAAATAGCTGATGCACTTCCGTTAGACGAAATGTTGTTACATAGAATGAAAACACATTATATTGAAATAATGGAAAAGAACGGCGGTGAAGTTTTTTGTGAACAAGAAGATATGGAAGAATTTTATTCACATGGATTAGCTATTTTAGAGTGGTTTAAAAAGAAACGTAATATGTACTTCAGTAAAAAGAATTACGAATTAGTTGGTATTGAAGTCCCTATCGAATATGAATTACCGAATAAGATTAAATTTATAGGTTATATGGATGTAGTATTACACGACACATTTAGAGATAGATATAAAATTATAGATATTAAAACTTCTACAATGGGTTGGAACAAATGGGCTAAGGCTGACAAGAATAAAACAGACCAATTGTTATTATACAAACAATTCTATGGTAAACAGAATGATATACCATTAGATAAGATAGATGTAGAATATTTTATTGTTAAGCGAAAATTATATGAAAAAGTAGATTTTCCACAAAGAAGAGTTCAAATATTCCAACCAGCAAATGGAACTCCGAGTATTAATAAAGTTATGAATAACTTAAATCAATTTATAGATGAATCTTTTATTGATGGAGAATATAATTTAGAACATAATTATATTAAACAACCTTCTAAGAAAAATTGTAGGTTTTGTGAGTTTAATCAAACTGAACGTTGTGAAGTAGGAGTTAAATAATGTTGTCTAAAGTAAGTTTAAGACTGAAACTATCAGATTTTATTAATACTGATATAGAAGAAAAAGTTATGAATAGAATAAATGAAGCTCATAATGAATTACATACTTCAGTTTTATTATATTTGTGGTTTGAAGAAGATGATATACGTGGTACAGATTTAAAGAAATTTTTAATGCGTTGGGAAGAAAAGTTATCATTTAAAACAATTGTTAAACAGAGTTATAAACTTAAAGTAAATGAATATGTTTTTTTTGATATAATACCAATCGGTACACCGGATAAAGAAGTATATAAAAGATTTTCGTATAAGTATATAAATAGCAATAAAGTTTTAGACGGATTACAAGAATTTTATAACGTAGTTAAGTTTACAACGTCGGAAAAACCAATTAAAAAACAAAAGAGAAATGACTACGAAGATTAGAATTGGTATAGTCGGTAGTAGAGGTTATACTAATAAACAAAAAATAAAAGATTTAGTGTTTGAAATAAAAGAAAAACATGGTGATGAAGTAGAAATAGTTAGTGGAGGACAACAAGATGGTGCAGATGGATTTGCTAAAAAGTTTGCATTAGAATTTGGCATGAAATATACAGAATTCCCACCTGCACATTATAGATGGAACATGCACTGTAAGTTACCAGCATCACAATATGATAGACCATATTACGTAACAAATTATTTTAAGAGAAACAAACAAATAGCTGAATATAGTGATATAATTATAGCATTTATACCAGAAGGAGTTGAATCGAGAGGTACTAAGAATACAATTCATCATGCTGAAAAATTAAAAAAGTTGATAAAAATATTAGATTAGTATATATATATGTATATACAGAGGTTATGATTATGAATTACAAGTTAACTTCAGTTAAAATACTGAAAGAGTTATATAGAAATTTTAAAGTAGAAACATTGGATGATGAGTTTACTTTACAAAAATTAGTAAATCGTTCAATGGATTTATATGTTTTAGATTCAAAGTTTAAAAATAAAATTAAGAATTATGATAGATTAATACCAAGTGGGAGTAGATTATGAATTTGAGAGATGACTTATTAAAAGCTAGTAAAAAGCGTTTTGAAGCCGAAGTTGAAAAACATAGAGTTAATGTTGAAAATATGTTAAACAATTCAGTTGGTGTGGGTGAACATCCTGATATAATGGACAGTATAGAGGCAGAATTAGAAAAGATGTCAGGATATCACGACAAATTAGAAATGCTAGATTACTTTGATGTGTCTTTAAATGATAAAAAATTATTAAACGGTTAGAGGTTATAATGGCTAAGAAAAAGATTTTATTACTATCTGATGATCTAAGGATGTCTTCTGGTGTGGGTACAATGTCAAAGGAATTTGTATGTGGGTCTGTTCATCATTATGATTGGGTTCAAATAGGTGGAGCGATAAAACATCCAGAAGAAGGTAAAGTTGTTAATATGGATGAAACATTAAAGAACGAAACAGGAGTTGAAGACGCTAAATTGACAATATATCCTATAAGTGGTTATGGCAATCAAGAACTTTTAAGAACTATATTAGCAAGAGAAAATCCAGATGCTATTTTACATTATACCGACCCAAGATTTTGGCGTTGGTTATATGAAATGGAACATGAGATTAGACAAGAGATACCCATTTTTTATTATAATATATGGGACGATTGGCCTGCACCACATTATAATGAGTTCTTTTATGAGAGTTGTGATTTGATTATGAATATTTCAAAACAGACTGTTGCTATTGTAAAAGATGTTTGGAAAAAGAATCCACCAGAAGATTGGCAAGTTACTTATTTACCTCATGGAGTAAGTACTAAACATTTTTATCCGATTAGTGTTTTTGATAAAGAAATTGAATCAGTAAAGGATATGAAAAAACAACTTACTAATGATAAAGTTGAATTTGTACTGTTTTATAATAACAGAAATATTCGTAGAAAAATGCCAGGAGATGTTATTCTGGCATTTAAAACATTTTGTGATATGTTATCAAAAGAAGAAGCTGATAAATGTGCGTTATTGATGCATACTCAACCAATAGATGAAAATGGAACTGATTTACCAGCAGTATGTGAAGCTATATGTCCAGAGTATAAAGTTTATTTTAGTGATAAAAAATTAGACCCACATCAATTAAATTGGTTATATAACATAGCAGACGTAACAGTTAATATGGCTTCAAATGAGGGATTTGGATTAGGAACCTGTGAATCATTGATGGCTGGAACACCAATTATTGTAAATGTTACAGGTGGATTACAAGACCAATGTGGATTTAGATTAAAAGGCAAACACGTAACAGCTGAAGATTATAGTGAAATAAAATCATTTCACGATGATAGAAAGTGGAAAGACCATCCCGATTTAACTTGGGGTGAATGGGTAAAACCAGTATGGCCATCTAATCGTTCAATGGTAGGTTCACCACCAACACCGTATATTTTTGATGATAGGTGTAGGTTTGATGATGTAGCACAAGCTATTAAAGAATGGTATGATGCAGGTCCAGAGAAAAGACAAGAATTTGGTCAAAAAGGACATGATTTTACTATGCGAGATGATGTTATGATGGCAAGCGAAGCAATGAGTCAGAATTTCATAGACCATATGGATAGAGCATTTGATAATTGGAAACCAAGAAAACGTTATAGTATTTTTAAAGTTTAGGAGTTATAATGAGTAAACCTTTATGTTTAGTTACAGCACCAGTTGCGACGAGAAGTGGATATGGCGCTCACAGTAGAGATATATGTAGAGCATTAATTAAATTAGATAAATATGATGTAAAGATATGGCCAGTTCGTTGGGGAAACACACCAATGAATGCCCTTGTAGAAGGTGACCCTAATGATGATATTATTATTAGTAGATTATTAGAAAATCCAAATTTACCTAAACAGCCGGACATACATATACATATTGTTATACCAAATGAATTTCAACCAGTAGGTAAATATAATATTGGAATTACTGCAGGTTTAGAGATGACAGCTTGTCCACCTGAGTGGCTTCAAGGTATGAATAGAATGGATATGAACATTGTACCATCAAATTTTGTAAAAGAAGTAATGAATGATATTACATTTGATATTCAAGATGAAAAAACTAAACAGAAAACTGGTGAATTAAAATCTGAAAAGCCAATAGAAGTTTTATTTGAAGGAACAGATACTAATATCTTTAAAAAAACAAATGAGTTTTCAAAAGAATTTGTAGATGAAATGAAAAAAGTTGAAGATTCTTTCAATTTTTTATATGTTGGTCATTGGTTACAGGGTGGTTTGGGTAAAGATAGAAAAGATACAGGGATGTTATTAAAAGTATTTCTTGAAACTTTTAAGAATCAAAAGAAAAAACCAGGTTTAATAATGAAAACGGGCGGAGCGGGATTTTCAGTATTAGATAGAGAAGATATATTAAAGAAAATAGACACTATTAAAAAAAGTGTTGATGGTGATTTACCAAATATATACTTTTTACATGGTGATTTTACTGATGAAGAAATGAATGAACTTTATAATCACCCTAAAGTAAAGGCTCATGTTACATTTACACACGGAGAAGGTTTTGGTAGACCATTACTTGAAGCTACGATATCTCAAAAACCAGTAATTGCTCCTAATTGGAGTGGACATCTTGATTTTTTATCAAAAGATTTAGCAGTATTGTTAGGAGGCGACTTATTAAAAGTAGAAAAGGGTTCAGTTCCAGATGATTTTATGATAGAGGGTTCAAGTTGGTTTGGAGTTAATTATCAACACGCTTCAGCAGTATTGAAAGACGTATTTAAAAAATATAAAAAATATAATCTTAATGCAAAGAAACTTGGTATATTAAATAAGTCTAAGTTTTCTTTGAACGCTATGACAAAAGAGTTAGGTAAACTATTAGATAAATATGTACCAGAATTTCCAGAGGAAGTAAAGTTGAATTTACCTAAATTAAAAAAGGTAGGGTCAACTGATAAACAACCTAAGATTAAATTACCAAAGTTAAAGAAGGTATAATATGGAAAGAGTAATAATTTGTCCTCAATGTTTTGATGCAGATCATTGTTTTGAAGAAGTACAAGAAAAGTATAGTTCTTATTTATGTTTTAGTTGTGGTTTTATGAGTGATTCTAGATATGAAATAGGTAGTCTAGAGTTAATAGATAATTTAAAGAAGTCTCCAAAACTAGTACAAGATACTGCATTTGAAGATAAGGAAAGAAATATAACTTGGTTCCCGTCAGTTGTTAATATGGGAGATTTAGGAATGATATTTCCAGAAGGTACACCAAAAGAATATGTTTGGAGATATGCTAAAGTTATTGAAATTCCTGAAGAGGAACGAGATCAATATGATAATTATGATAGAAGATTAGATGTAGATAATGCAGAAACTTTTAAACAAAATGAATTTATAAAGGCGTGTGAAGCAATGGGTATAACAAGAAAAATGAAACAGAGTAATTAATAGTGGCAAGATTAGGAACATCATGGAGTAAAATAGAACCTGGTGATATTATATCATTTAATTACAGGAGTAAAGGTTCAGGTCAACAAAGATTACATACTATTTTAGTTTTAAATCCTAAGTATTTTATTACTGATTCAGAAGGTAAAAGAGTATTTCAATTAATTGGTTTGAAATTAGCAGAACAACGCATTCGTACAATCAGAGAAGCAGCTAAAGTAGTAGACCAGTTATTTAATAAATTAGGAGTACTTGAAGCAATAGATGAAAAAAAAGATATTTATAGAGTCCAAATGAAAAAGTCAGATTTATTTTGGGGTGGAGCTAAGGATACTGTTTATAGAAGAATTAGATATCTTTTAGGTAAAGAACCAATTTATAGAACATATGATTGGGAAACAGCACGTAAAAGTGGAGTATTTTATGAAACTTTACCACTACCACCAGCTGTAAAGGACCGTATTCTTGGTAAAAAAACAAGTACTGGAGACAGAGAAGGTTAGAATTATAAATGAAAATTAGTTATGGTATCACAGTCCACAATGAGGCGGATGAATTAAATAAGTTATTAGAAATTCTCATTCACAAAACAGACAAAGAAGATGAGATTGTTATTTGCGATGATTATTCAGATGAAGATACACAATTTGTAATACAATCTTGGGTTCAACAATATGGACACGATGATATGAAAGATATTAAAGTTTATCAGAGAAAACTTGAAGGTGATTTTTCAGCTCAAAAGAATTCAGTAATAGAAAACAGTAGTGGTGATTATATATTTCATTTAGATGCAGACGAATATCCACATGAAACATTACTTGAACAATTAAAACTAATACTAGAAGCAAATGATGTTGATTTGATTTGGACACCAAGGGTGAATACAGTTGAAGGACTTACTGATGAATGGATAAATAAATGGGGATGGAAGGTTACAGAAAATGGTTGGGTAAATTATCCAGACTATCAAAGTAGAGTTTTTAGAAACAGTCCTGATATTCGTTGGCAAAATAAGGTTCATGAAAGAATATTTGGAGCTAAAACATATGCACATTTACCACCACAAGAAGAATTATCGTTATATCACCCGAAAACGATAGATAAACAAATACAACAAAATAAATTTTATGAGGGAATAGTATGAGAATGTTAGTTACAGGAGGTGCTGGATTTGTAGGTACCAATTTAATAAAACGATTGTTAAAAGATGGACACGAAGTTGTATCCGTAGATAATTATTCTACAGGTAAAAAAGAAAATCATCAAGAAGGTTGTCAGTATCATGATTTTGATTTATCAAGTTCACATACGCTTGGAATATATGTAGACCACGGTAGTTATCCACGTTGGAGAGATGATGAGTATGATGTAATATTTCATATTGGAGCACTTGCAAGAATACAACCATCATTAAAAAATCCATATAAATCTATATTTAATAATTTTGTTAGTTCGTTAAATATATTTGAATATGCTAGACGAAATAACATTAAAGTAGTATATGCTGGTTCAAGTACATTTCATCATGGTTTGTATAGTAGTCCTTATGCTTGGTCTAAATATAGTGGTGAAGAATTATGTAAATTATACAGTAATGTATATGATTTAAGCACTGCCATTTGTAGATTTTATAATGTATATGGACCACATCAATTAGAAGAAGGAGATTATTCAACTGTTATTGGTATTTTTGAAAAACAGTACAGAGAAGGTAAACCATTGACAATTACTGCAGATGGAAAACAGAGAAGAGATTTTACTTATATTGATGATATAGTAGATGGTTTAGTAAAATGTTCAGAACATAATTTTAAAGCTGAATTTTTTGAGTTGGGTAGAGGAGTTAATTATTCTATCAATGAAATAGCTAATATGTTTGGTGAAGATTATCCACGAGAATATATACCAGCCAGAAAAGGTGAATATGATGTAACTTTAGCAGATTATTCTAAAGCAAAATTGAAACTTGGTTGGGAACCAACAGGTGATATAAGTAGTTATATAAAGTCAGTAATAGGTGAATAAATGAATATAGGATTATTTTGGGACGAAGCAATTAATATAAGTTCATATTATGTAAAAGATGGAACAGGTTATAACTATTTTACAGATAAACCTTATGTATATCATCATTCCATTTCATCCCAATGTTATCCAGCTACACATAATTTTACTTTTTTATGGGATAATGGTAGTTTTTTAAACCTATCAGAGTGGGATGAATTACCAGACTTAGATTTAGATTTAATTTTTTATGCGTGTGAACGTAGTGGTTTAGACGATGAACATTATGATAGATATTGTGTTAGTAGAATACGAGATAAATATAAAGATGTAAAAGTTATAGGGTATTTAAAAGAAGTTTATGTTAAAGAACATAGATTTGAAAATAGAATTAAGTTTTTAAACGAATGTGATTTTATTCATGCTGAAGCTGCTAGTAGAATGAAAACTTTAGATGAGTTTTTAAAGATAGAAAAGTTAACTGGAAGAAAACTTAATTTTACTAATCAACCTGTAAATATAGATTATCTATTTGATAACTTTTATTCAAATGAAAAAGAAAATAGTATTTTTGCATATTTACCGGCACCTATACACCGTAGAGGTAAAACTTATGAATTTGCAAATTATATTGGGAACAAATATAACATTAATGTTAAATATAAATCACTAGAACAAGGACAAAAGTTTGATTATTTATCACAAAAAGAGTTTGTTGAGTTGTGGAGCCCATCATTATATCATTTTAATTTAGACCCCATCACTATACATCCAGGAGGACAATGTATTCAAGTAGCAAGTGTTGGGTCAATTCATATTGGTGGTGTAAATGAATCACATCACATATTGTATCCAGATACAGCAACGTGTGATGTAAAAGTACTTGAAGATGTGATAGATGGTTATATAAAAGATGAAACAAAAAGATTTGGTGCCATAGAATATGCGTGGGAAAAAGTAAATGAAAAT